GTGTACTGGATATACAGAAGCCGCTGAACACCATCGTTGCTCAGAGTAACAAGTTTGCCGAGTGCAGCGTGTTCATCAGCAAGTATTATGGCGGCGACAATGTGGCTGCCAGCGCTGAGAATCCACTGCCCACGGTTACGGCTATTGACCATAACGCCGTGTGCGCCGCTTATGTGACGCAGTTCAACAACAATTGCGACGGGCAACCTGCAGATGCACCGCTGAACACGATGACTGCGCAGAGCAATCATTTTGCAGAGGTCAACGCGTTTCTGGTGAAGTATTACGGAAATGGCGACAATGCTGTGCCTTGCGACAGCCCTGCGCCAACCATCACGGCCAAGGATCGGATGGGGCTGGTAACGGTGCAGGGACAGGATTACAGGATTGTGGATATCGGCCTTCGCATGCTGACGCCGCGAGAACTATTCGATGCGCAAGGGTTCCCGTCTGATTACATCATCGACGTGGATGCTGACGGAAAACCATATCCGAAATCGGAACAGGTGGCGCGCTGCGGAAACGCCGTATGCCCGCCGATTCCGACAGCGCTGGTGAGGGCGAACCTGCCGGAGCTATGCACAAAGGAGGTTGCGTGATGGTTGACTTTAGCGAAGTAGTCAAGCTGATGCGGTGTTTCCCGGGGAGCTTTGTGAATGCGGGCGGCGATCTGGTCGTTCACAGGAAAGCAAACGAATACTTCAATGTGCTGCACTGTGAAACCGTGACAGATTTACAGTGCAAGGCGCTGGAATGGTTTTCGAGAGGCGCATCGAAGGGTCAGCCGTATGGCAGCGAGAGAGCGAACGAGGAATTCAGACGGTTCATGCGGCGCGGAATCAACTGTTATTTGGGTACAAAACTCGGCGAGGAGGAGTTCGATATCATCTACACTTATCTGGGCAATGCCTGTAACCACAAAAGGACAGTGCAGTTTATTGCATCCGGATATGACGTGCAGATGCTGACGGCAAAAGAAAACGAATGAGCTACATTGTGTTTTTCCCGCGCCACGACAAGGGCGGAGGGATCAAGTTTCTTGGCGGCGGTAAGGTGGAACTGGGCAGGGTGAAGCACTACAAAGCCCGGGCGTTGTATAAACGGGTTGACATGCCGGAACACCGGTATGTCAACTGGTTCCCGCTTCCGACGAGCAGAGAGCTATATCTGGCTCTTTTTGATACACAGGAGGAAGCTGTGCGGGAGCGCGACGCGCTGCGGCTGACGTGCGGCGAAGAATTCGAAATACGTTTATACGAGGAAGGACAGGTGGGAGCGCGTGTGGACTGGTAAATGGAAGCAGCTGAAAATGAGCGATATTCAGACGGGTGAGGATATGCAACGCATGATGCGCCATCATCCGGTATTTATGTATTTCCACATGAAGCTGGGGCTGCGGATGCAAATCCGGGAAAACGGCGAGGATGTAGTGGATGCGATGGCAGATATTGCGCTTGGTTTGCGCGATCTGATGCGCTGTATCCGGACAGCAACATTGCATCTGACAATGTTTCTCTTTTACCCGATTGCGAAGGCGGTGGCACTGATCAGAGTGCGAAAACTGATGCTCAAAGCGAACCCTGCGGATATCTCGGTCGGCAGGCATGAAGAAGCGTAATCAGGAGGACAAAAGCGCAAACGTTTGCGCTTTTCAGGTAAGGAGGGCGTTATGGTCAAGACTGGGGAACCGAGGGTGATCCGCAACAGGGACGTCATACGGCTTTGCAATGTGCTGCCGATCATGCAGGAGATCACAGCGCTGGAGCAGAGGCGTGAATGGGAACGAGACAGGCAGTACAGCATCACGAAAAGCCTGTCCGGCATGCCCAGAAGCGGAGGACTTCCGCAGGGGCTTGACGCCGCCTTTGCAGCGCTGGCCAGGCTGGAAGAGAAGCACCGGGGGCAGGTGATTGAGTACACGCGGGAGCTTCGCGCGGCTGAGCGGATTATCAACAGCATACCGAGCATAAGCATGCGCGCCTTTGTAACGATGCTCTATTTACTGGACATGAGCGCTGCTGACGTTCGGCGGGAGATGAACATGACCGAATACGGCTTTACCCGCGCGCGGGATGCGGTGGAACAGGCCGACTGCATGCAGAATGTGAAGTGGCGGGAAAGGTATGTGATGGAGGGGAAAGGGTAAACCTGCAGCAATACAAAACGCACATAAAAGGTTGACATTGTTGCAAAAGACATCTGGTTATCATCTGGACGACACGAACAAGAAAAGTTTTTCCCAAAACACTTGATTCACGTGGGTGGATGTGTTAAAATGCTACCATAGACGTAGTATGTAGAGGGCCGACAGCCGTATGGTTGTCGGTCTTTTGCGTTTTGGAAATACGCTTGCCGGAGGTGCAGGATGGCTGTTGAACTGAATGTGGATATCAGCGACCTGCGCGAAGCGATGGAGACGGTCGGGCATATGCTTTCTCAGGAAACGAGGAACAAGATGCTCAGATATACCATATCCGACACGGGACGAAGGGTGAAAACAATCCTCAGAGAGCAGTTCCCGAAGGATTATGCGGTCAAGAAAAGTTGGGTAAGCAAGACGGTCGGGTATCCGAAAAACGAGTCGCACGGGAACATTACGACGGTGAAGATTCCTGTCAGGGGCCCGAGGATTGCGATCGGTAACGCTTCAGGCGGCGGTCAGCGATACAAGACGAAAGGCGGCGTGGCTGGATGGCGTGCAAGACGGTATGCAGGCAAGCGGTACAGGCTGAATCCTCAGATTCTTTCCCCTGAGAACGGTCAGAGCGCATTGCCGCTTAGCATGACCAGGCAAAGTGAAAACGGAAATGCGCCTTTTATCAACACAAGTGCGCGGAGGCTCAACAGAATTACGTTCGTTCGCGTTAGGGAAGACAGGCTCCCGATTGTACCTGTCAAGGGCGTTGCCATCCCGCAGATGCTGACGAACCGGTCTGAGGACGAAGTGCGCGAAGAGATTCACGACTATATGGCTGGGCGGCTGGCGCATCACTTTGACCGGGCCTGGAAGGGGCAGATATGAGCGCGTGGAGGATGACGAAAGAGGAGCTGGCTGAGATTACGGGATACTCCTATCGCCAGCTTTACGACATCAACAAGGGGTTATCGAAAGAAAACCGTTTGTTTGTGGAAGGCAAGGACGGCAAATGCGACCTTGCTATTTTTGTTCAGCGTTGGGTTAAGTACAAGGAAGAACGCGCGGCCAACCTGAATGAAGATCAGGACGTGCAGCTGACGAAAGATACGCTTTCAAAAGCAGCGGGATATACCTACCGGCACCTTCACAACATTGACAAGGGACTGCAGGAGGACAGGAAACTGTTCGTCAGCAGCGGAAAAGGGAAATATGACCTGGGCATGTTTATCCAGCGCTGGGTGCAATACAACGTAACCGCAGCAACAGAGGACGGCGGTCAGTCGCTGGACGACGTGAAAGCCGTGCATGAGAAGGTCAAAACAAGGAAAACCGAGCTGGAAGTCAGGCGGTTGGAGGGCGAACTGGTCAGTATACATGACGTGCGCAAGCTATGGGGCGATATTGCTACGACGGTTACGCAGAATATGCTGCACCTGCCGTCGACCATCGCGCCCATGGTGACGATGATGGACAGCGTGGAGATCATCAGCAGCATTATCGACACAGAAATCAGGAAGGTGCTGAACATGATTGCCGATACGCCGGAGCCTGATTATGCACAGGCGGAGGACGCAGAAGATATCGAGGGCGCAGAGGACGAGGGATAAGGCGTGAACGGACTATTGCGGGAACTGGGGCGGTTTGTACTGGATATGTTCAGACCGCCGAAAACGCAGACGGTATCCGAGTGGGCGGATGAAAACCGCGTGCTGGTATCGGAATCATCGTCCGAACCCGGCCCGTGGCATACAGACCGCGCTCCGTATCAGCGCGAGATTATGGACGCGTTCACGCAGGCTGGCGTGTGGAAGATTGTCATCAAGGCCTCGGCACAGGTAGGCAAATCAGAAATAGAACTGAACATGATGGGCTGCGTGATCGACAATGATCCGGGGCCCATTTTGTATGTTCAGCCGACGAACGACGTGGCGGAGGACTACTCCAAGCGACGCATAGCCCCGATGATTGCGGCCTGCCCCACACTCAATGACAAGGTATACCGCGCCAAGGGGCGGGACGCCAACAACACCATCACGATGAAGACGTTCCCGGGCGGTTCACTGGCCATCATCGGCGCAAACAGCCCCAGCGAACTGGCTTCCAAGCCGGTCAGGTATGTGTTCTTCGACGAGGTGGACAGATTCCCCGCTTCAGCCGGTACGGAGGGCAGCCCTGTAGAGCTGGCAGAGCGCCGAACCGAAACGTTCCGACACAACCGCAAGCTGGTGCTGACGTCTACGCCGACGATCAAGGCGAAGGGGAAAATTGAGGAGGCGTATATGAGCGGCACGCAGGAAGAATGGCACGTCGAGTGTCCTCACTGCCACGAATACGCCTACATCGACTTCCGGGATATCAAGTTTGAAAAAGAGGAGTTCCTGGACGACGACGGCGCGGTGAACTACAAGGTGCTGTCTGTATGCTGGCAATGCCCGAACTGCAAGGAACGGACCGGCGAGCACCAGATGAAGCGCCAGCCAGCCAAATGGGTAGCGAAAAACCCGAAGGCGATCGAAAACGGCATACGTTCCTTCCGCCTCAACGCTTTTATGTCGCCGTGGTCTGACTGGAAGGACATCTGCTGGAAATTCCTCGACGCGAAGGACGACCCCGAAAAGCTGAAGGTTTTTTACAACACGATGCTGGGCGAGGTATGGGAGGTACGCGACCAGAGCGGAGACCCTGAAAAGCTCTACGCGCGCCGCGAACACTACAACGCCGAGGTGCCGGACGGCGTACTGG